AGAACGCGGGAGAGGGTTCTCGCGGGTCCGCCAAGTTCAAAACGTCGCCGCCGCGCAACGCGGTCGGCTTTCCGATGGCCCCGCAACGGGCGCTGAGGAGTCAGATCATGCCTTCAGGTGGTGCTCGTTCTCGTTCCGGCCCGATGCGCGATCCGATGGCGCTTCGTCGTGACCGTCCGGGCGATAAGGACGGCTGGACGACGCTTCCTGCGGAGGGTCGCAAGGGTGATCCGCCGCCGTGGCCGCTGTTCGACCAATCGGGACGCGAGGAAGTGCTCTGGGAGCGCTTCTGGCGTAAGCCGCAGGCGGTGATCTGGCAGCGTGACTCGCTGATCGAGGTCGTGGCGTTGTTCGTGCGGCAGTTCGCCGAGGGCGAGGTCCCGAAATCCTCGGCGGAGAACCGCAAGACGATTCGCCTGATGCTCGCGGACCTCTATCTCACTCCGGATTCGATGCTGCGGGCCAAACTGCGGATCGCAACCGATGAGGTTGAGGCGAAGCGCGAGATAGTGGTCGCTCACAACTCGCCGCGTTCGAGGTTGAAGGTCGTCTCCGATGGCCAAGGCGGCTGACGAGTACGTCGTCGACTTCCCGACGCTTTGGATCGTCCCTTATTGGATCGAGCGGCACTGCATCGTCCCTGACGGCCCGCGTAAGGGCGACCCGTTCGAGATGTACGACTGGCAGCTGTGGTGCACGGTCAACCACTACCGGATCAGGCCTAACGCGTCGCCTGCGTGGACGGAGAAGCGCGACGGGACACTAGTGGCCCCGAACTCGGCGTTCGTGTATCGCCGGTCGCAGATCGTCGCGCCGCAGAAGACCGGCAAGGGTCCGAACTCCGCGGCTGCGATCTGTGCTGAGGCGGTCGGGCCGGTCGTATTCGTCGGCTTCGCCCAGGGAGGCGAGGCGTATGACTGCGCCGACCACGGATGTTCTTGCGGGTGGTATTACCCATATCGCGAGGGCGAGCCGATGGGCACGCCCTGGCCGACGCCACTGATCCAGATCCTCGCGAACTCCGAGGACCAGACCGACAACATCTACCGTCCGCTTCAGTCGATGGTCCGCAACGGCCAACTCGGCGAGCAGATGCGCGTCGGTGAGGGTTTCATCCGCCTCCCGAACGATGGCCGAGTCGACGTCGTCACGTCGAGCGCTCAGTCCCGGCTCGGTAACCCGATCACCTACGCGGCCCAGGATGAGAACGGGCTGTACACGAAAGAGAACCGGATGGTTACGACGGCGCGGACGATGCGCCGAGGCCTCGCCGGTATGGGTGGCCGGTCGCAGCAGACGACGAACGCCTGGGACCCTGCGGAGAATTCCGATGCGCAGCAGACGTTCGAGTCGCGCCGCCCGGACATCTTCCGGTTCTACCGAGAGCCGCCGAAGAACCTCAGCTACCTGAACAAGGCCGAGCGGCGCAAGATTCACGCCTTCGCTTACCAGGGCTCGAAGCACGTCGACCTGGATTCGATCGAGGCGGACGCGGCTGAACTGCTTGAGACCGACCCTGCGATGGCCGAGAGGTTCTTCGGGAACCGCCTGGTGCAGGGAACGGGCGCGTGGCTCCCGGACGACTTGTGGGCTCGCGCATATGCCAGCGCGTAGCCCGGTGGCGAAGCCGATGGTCTGGCTTCCTGAACCGCCTTCGAGCACGAAGGTTTGCGGCGGCTTCGACGGGTCGGAGAACAACGACTGGACCGCCATTCGCCTCGAAACCGCGAAGGGCTTGCTGTTCACCCCGCGTTACGGGCCGGACAAGCGCCCGACGATCTGGAATCCCGCCGAGTGGGGTGGTCAGATCCCTCGCCACGAAGTGCGAATGGCGATGGAGGAAATCAACCGCAAGTTCGTGGTTTCACGGTTCTACTGCGACCCCGAAGGTTGGCGGTCTGAGATCGGCGAATGGTCGGTCGAGTTCGGCGAGAAGACCTACGTCGAGTGGCCGACGAACAAGTACCTGCGCATGGCTGCGGCGTTGAAGACGTTCGCCACCGACCTTCGCGAAGGCACGTTGACGCACGACGGCTGCCCGATCACCACTGTGCACGTCGCGAATGCGCGGAAGAAAGCCCAACCCCGAGACCTGTACACGATCCAGAAACCTCACGGTGCGGACCACCAGAAGATCGACGCCGCAATGGCTTCGGTGCTAGCGCACGAGGCCGCTGTCGACGCCAGAGCTGACGGCTGGAATGACGAGCCCGAGTTCACCTACGGCTGGGCGTCCGCATAGAGGGAGGCGAGCGTGACCGTTTCGGACATCTCCATGTCAGACGACACCCGCCAGGCCCTCGCGATGGTTCGCCAACTCGACGAACAGCTTTCGATCCGGCAAGGCGACGTGATCCGCTGGCAGGACTACTACGACGGCAAGCAGCCGTTGAAGTTCGCCACCGATGAGTACCGCAAGTATTTCGGCCGCCAGTACGAGGGGTTTCGCGACAACTGGTGCGCCCCCGTGGTCGACACGCTCGCGGAGAAACTGACTGTCGCAGGTCTGAAGGTCCCCGACGATGATTCGTTCACGGCCGATCGCGACTTCGCGCGGGTATGGGCGGAGAACAACGGCCAGGAGCAATCCAGCCAGGCCTTCGTCGAGGGCTGCATCGCGCGCCGATCTTTTGCTCTTTGCTGGGGCAGCGACGACGAGCCGGATACCCCTGAGATCACGTTCGAAAGCCCGGACGAGGTCATCATCGGCTACGAGCCCGGCTCCCGTCGTAAGCGCCGCGCCGCGTTGAAGCGGTGGACCGACGGTGAGTTCGACTACGCCACCTTGTACACCCCCGAAGTGCTGTGGAAGTGGCAGCGTCGCGTCTCATCTCAGATGAAGCTGTGGACGCCGGACCCGAACATGCGCGCTACCTGGGTGCCCCGCTTCGACGCCGGTGACGATATCTTCCCGATTCCGAACCCTTCGGGTGTCGTGCCGATGGTGGAACTCGCGAACCGCCCCCGTCTCCGCTCCGAGCCGATCTCCGAGGTTGAGGGCGTCGCCGCGATGCAGGACGCCATCAACGCGTTGTGGGCGTACCTGTTCACGACGGCCGACTTCGCGGCGCTTCCCCAACGCGTCCTGCTGGGCGCGAAGCTGCCGCAGATCCCCGTCTTGGACAAGGACGGCCAGCCGACGGGCGCTTACAAGCCGCTCGACGCCGAAGCGTGGATGAAGGCCGCCGCGTCCCGCAGGATGCAGGCCTACGAGGGCGACAACGCGAAGATCGCGCAGTGGGACGCCGCCGACCTGAACGCGTTCCGGGACATCATCGAGTTCGCCGTCGGTCATGTGGCTGCGCAGTCCCGCACCCCCGCGCATTACTTCGTCACCGGAAAGATCAGCAACATCTCAGGCGACGGCTTAACCGCGCTCGGCCAGGCGCACATCTCGAAGGCCCGCGAGCGCTCCGTCTACCTCGGATCAGGCGTCCGCGATCTGGCTGTCGTGTCGTATCTGATGCGCGGCGACCTGGCCAGGGCTGCGGCGGCAAGGCAAGGCCACGTCGAATGGTGCGAGTTCGAGACGCTGTCGAGGGCGCAGACCGGTGACTACGCGCTGAAGCTTCGCCAGGCCGGGTTCTCCAGCGAATACGTCGCAGGGCAGATCATCACGGACCCGGTCGAACTTGCCAATGAGGTTGAGCGGCAAGCCGCCGAGGCTGCGCAGAAAGCCGCCGCGTTGGAGTTCGGCCCGAAGCTCCCGCCAATCACGCAGCAGGAGGACGACGCGCCCGCTGACGGTGCCTGATGGACGACGTCCTAGCGGTGGCCCGTCGGCAGTATGTCCAGCGGCAACTTTTGGCCCGTAGGGCGGTCCTGGCGACCCGCAAGGCCTGGTCGCAACTCGACCCCGCAGCGATCCGCCCGACCTGGCAAGCCGCTGTCGGTCCTGCGGTGCTGTCCATCACGTCCAGCGCCCAACTCGAAGCCGCCTCGACCGCTGACGCGAACGCGAACGCGACACTAGCAGCGCAAGGCGTCACAGCCCCACCTGTTGCCCTCGTGGATGCTGCGGCGTTCGCCGGCATCGCATCAGACGGCAGGGATCTCGCATCCCTGCTCGAACTTTCCAACCTGTACGCGCTACGAGCCATCCGGCAGGGCCAGACAGCCAAGCAAGGCCTTGCGCTCGGTGGCAGGTGGCTCGAAATGGCAGTCGGCAATCAGGTGCTCGACGCAGCACGCGCATCATCGAGCGCAGCGATCACCATCCGGCCGCAAGTCACCGGGTGGATACGGATGCTGAACCTGCCGTCGTGTGAACGCTGCGTGGTCCTCGCTGGCCGGTTCTACCGATGGAACGAAGGCTTCGAACGCCATCCGAACTGCGACTGCGTGCATGTCGCGGCGACTGAGGCGACCTCGGGCGACATTCGCACCGATCCGCTCAAGGCCATCAAGTCCGGCAAGGTGACGGGTCTTTCAAAAGCCGACTATAAGGCGATCGTTGATGACGGGGCTGACGTGAGCCAGGTCATCAACGCTCACCGCGGAATGTCGACCGAGCAGGTCTTCGGTAGGTCGCTGAAGGTGACTCGCGAAGGCATCACCCGGCACGGCATCGCGGGTAAGCGCCTCGGAAACTCATCGGGTGGCATCCGGTTGCGGCCTGAGTCGATTTACAAGGTCGCTGAAAATCGGGACGACGCGATCCGGTTACTGCGCAG